CCCCGAGAGGACTTTTTGGACGAGGACCCCGAGATTCGCAGCCAGAAGTTCGTGCTTCTGTCATTTCTGAGCCCCGAGAACGTGTTGGAGAACAAGGAGCAGTACTTTTTCGGCGAGTTTCTGAAGCAGTACGAGATTGACTATAAGCTGAAGAATCTGGAGACCTTCCTGGTCAACCTTGTCCGGGGAGTGAATGATGGCCTTACCAAGGAGGCCGATCGTCTGGATGGTCTCGGTCCTGACTTGAGTGGTGCCGCCGCGCACTGCCGTAAGTCCAGGCTCAACATTGGTGGCATTCTGGAGTCCTACAGTGCTTTCGTCAAGGAGAATGACGCATCCATCAAGAAGACGAGCATCAAGGAGTCGTTCGATGACTACCTCTTCAAGAACCAGACCAAGTTGGAGGAGGCCTTCTTTGAGAAGAATGAGTTCCGGACGTCCATGCGTGGTCTCAAGGTCCGGGGTGTGACAAGTACCCACGCAGAGGCAGTGGCCATGTCAAAGAAGCTCCAGCGTAACGACACTCTCCACAATATCTTTTTGGGTGAGGTGGGCAAGTGGCTGCCTTGGGATCCCAAGCCTCACCAGGTTCAGGACCAAGAATACGCTGAGGACCAGCTCAATACGTTGATGAAGGCCTATAAGAACAATGAGGAGGCCCGTGAGAAGTTCGTGACTGAGCAGCGTAATGAGACCATGAAGGGTGCCAAGAAGGCCGGGACTACTTCTGCCTCTGCCGAAGGGTGGGGGTCTATGTTTGATGGGCCTGCCGATTTGGCGATGCAACGGAAACGCGAGGTTACTACCGACGTTTCTGGTGTTGATGTTTCTGACGGTGCCGTTCCTGAAAATGAGGTTGTTTAATTAATTAAACCAGCAGAGTACCAATCTGCCTGTAGGCCTCTCCCTGGTCGGGGGCAGCAATGCTAGAGCACCTGTTGCCCTGGCAGAAGGTTCCCTCGCCGCAAGGAGTTCCATTCCTGGCGCAGGGCGCATTCACACCCTGACACTCCTTGGCACTGCAAGAGGACATATCGGTGCTTTGGAGAACAGAAGACATGAACCCCTCGGAGCAAAAGCCACCTACACACGTCTGACCCATGGGGCAGTTACCCCCAGAGAGACAGGGCAACCTGGCGGAACCACCCGCCCATCTTCCAAAGCTATTATTGGACGCACGAGTAGGGACAAATAATTTTACAAGTACAAAGGCCACGAAGACTACAGATAAAATAAGACCAATACCTGATGTCAGCTTGAAAGACATTCCTTCTGATGTTGCCTCAGAAAATGCATAAAGCTAAAGCTAATCCTATAGACTAAGGATAAACGGGAAGTTGATTTGCCAAGAGAAGGGGTGTATCCATTCTCTGACAAAAACCATTCAAACACTGAGTGCTAGAGGCACAGGAAGGCAAATCCACACCACAGCGGACACCCGCCTCTCCAGCCTTGAATCCCTCATAGACTCGTACGATTCCAGCCTGGAGAAACACGATAGCAATAAGACCGACCATAAAAACAAAAAGTGTGGAATTTGATAGTCCAAGCATTCTACTAAACCCCGGACTTTCTAATCATGATCGCTGGCCCCTTCAACCTCTGTCCCGCAGATGGGTCATACCTATTCGTCTCGGCCGCCTCCGCATCAATATAGTTCGCAGCGCTGTGCTCCCAGAATTTAGCCAAGCCAATACGGAAGTCCCCGTGAATCTCGGCCTTGTACCAATAGATAATATCCTCAATCTTATTACTCTGTGTGTTGTTGCTCACAACCAGACACTCGTAATTCTGCGTACATTGGTCCATCACCTGACAGAAAAACTCAAACGAAGGAAAGGCCGACCCGTAGTTCTCATAGATTCGCTTCCTGTTATTCAAGTACGGCTCCCTCAGAATAAACACATAATCCACATTCGTCCTCAGAACTGGTGGCACACCGAGAGGGTACTGCATCGTAATTAAGAAGAACACCTTCACCCACCTTCCGTTCAAAAAGAGGTAGCGAATATTCAAATCACGGGTCCAGGAGTCGTCGTAGAGGCAGTCATCCAGAATCAAGAAGGAGCGAGGGTCAATGCTGGACTGCCCCCTGGCCTGCTGCTCGTCCATGATTTTCTTCATGATGAGTTTCTGTCTCGCGACGTAATTCTGTAGGATAGTGGGCGTATATGCTCCGTGAATAAAGAGAGGAGGCACCATCTTTTTGTAAAAGTCGTTGGACTCTTCGGTACCACTAATTACGGTACCGAGAGGCATATTCCGGTGGTGAAACAGCACGTCCCGGACGAGTGTAGATTTACCAGTACGCCGCCGCCCAATAAAGATGCACACGGCATCTTCAGGAATCTGGGCCATGTTGAATTTCTTCAGTTGAAGGTTCATCGCAGCAGAGGCAGCCATTACTAAATGGTAAAGAAATAATACGAAAACGTCTAACACGCATCTAACATAGGGTACCCGTGCGCTATATATTCTTAAGACCCTTCTTCCCTAAAGTAATGTCTTCTCCATATCCTTCGCTTCAGACTCAGAGTCTCCCTTCACCCCAGATATGGGAGATGGAACCACCTGCCGCTTTGAAATCTGCCCTGGAGTCGCGTTTCTGTCCTCTCCAGACAACCCACCCCGGACTTCTTCGTTTTGGTAAAACCAAAAAGCAGAGTCCCTTTCTCAGATTTGATCAGCGCTGGCATCTGGATGGCTTCATAGGAGAGGTACCTCATCGCTCTGGCCATTTTTCTGGCAAGATTCGCGAGTACAAGACTACAGGGCTGAGTGGAACACCTGTAGCCGGTGCGACTATGGACATTTCTGGATTCTGTAAGATTACTCACCTCCTGGACGCCTACAGAATGCTCCAGGGGAATTATCCCGTCGCCCAGCACCCCGCTCTCCCTTCCCCCGGTAAGAAGTCGGCCAAGGTCTATGGGAAACTCCATGACCCCCACAACCAGGCCTACGTGGATGCCGTGGCCTGCTACATGCTGAGTAAGTTCCGAGAGGCCGATCACTCCCCTCACTTCTCCCTCTTTTATGGTGCCTACCTCGCAATCGCCAAGGAGTACTTTTATAATATCACCGAGGACTTCTCCGACCTCCGATTTGAGAAGTGGTTCTGGCGGAGAAAGAACCAGGGTCACTTCAAACTTCTCGGATTCAATGGCGACGAGCCCATGGACGCAGATTCTCCACTTCTCGTGAGCCCCGATGAAGATTTGGATTTAGATGAGTCTTCCACGGAGGGATCGGATAGTTCATCCGAGGGGAGTCACATTTCTGAGCTGGGGGGGTACGAATCTGGCGTAGGTAGGGCAGGAGAAACAGGGTCCATCCATTCCGCCTCTATTACTACTGCCAGTGACTCTGATGAGACCTATGATAGCGAAGATGACGATGATGACTCCGATTATGACTCCGAGGGGATGGATGAGAATACCAAACTCTTTGCCGCCATGTCTGAGTTCCCCACGATGCTGATCTTTCTGGAGTCCAACACGAATACCATGGACTCCCTATTGGATGAGACTGACGTGTCCGTTGAAGCGGAAGCAGACAAATGGAGGGCCTGGCTCTTTCAGGTTATCGCTGCCCTATGTCAGATTCAGAGTCTCTGGGCCATGACCCACAATGATCTCCACAGCAATAATATCCTCTGGACTGCCACGGATAAGCCATATCTTTACTACAGCACGGCGGATGGTCGTATGTGGAGGGTGCCCACGTACGGCAAGATTTTCAGGATTATTGACTTTGGCCGGGCCATTTACACTCACAATGATGTGCTCTGTGTGAGTGATGACTACTGGCCGGAGAATGAGGCTGGCACCCAGTACAACTTCGGGCCCTTCTATGATCCCGAGGAGCCCCTGTGCTACCCGAATCCCTCCTTTGACCTGTGTCGTCTGTCTGTGAGTATCATTGAGGCCCTTTTCCATGAGGTGCCCGAAGACCGTGAGGGAGGTGGTGTACTGAGTGACGAGACCAACTTCAGACAGAATGAGACGGTGTCAGATTTATACAATATCTTGTGGGAGTGGCTGATTGATGAGGATGGTCGCAATGTTCTGTGGAATCCTGATAAGTCTGAGAGATATCCCGGCTTTGACCTTTATAGCGTAATCGCGAAAAAGGTTAAGGGTGCTGTACCCAGGGAGCAATT